AAATTGAAATATATATACCGTTTTTTGATTAGGAGGTAAAAAATGGCGGATTTAGAAAAACAATTTAAACAAAAGAAAGTGACTGTGAATGGCGTAGAATACACACTACAAAAGATGCCAGTTAGAGAAGCATTGAGATTAAGACAAAGATGGGGCAGTAAAGAGACTGCTTCGGGCGTTGATGATGAAAAAATGGCGGATTTATGCCTTGAAAATATCGTTGTTTCGCCAAAAGTAAAAATAGAAAATTTTGACAATGTTGAAGATTTAGCAGAACTAATTAAAGAGTGTGTTGATTTTCAATACGTGGGGAAGTAGAATGTATAGAATCATCGGTTAAAGCTGAATATGATGGGTTTTGGAAAGTGGCGCTGTTTTTGATAAAAGACGGCGTCCTTAGTTTTAATGAAGCGTGTAGGCTTAATGCTGATGATCTATATGAAATATATTATGCGAATATGCTTTTCAACGAGGAGCAGAAAAAGATTATGGAAGAAGAAATGAGAAAGGCGGGTGAGGAAGTAGATGGCGGATATTAGAAATTTATCTTGGCTATTAAAGGTACAGGGCGCAGATGAAGCGGCAAGGGCTGTAGAGGGCTTAGATAGTAAGGTCGACAAGGCAAAGAGCGGCATGCTCGGTCTAGAGGATAGACTAGGTAATCTTGGCGATAAGTTTATCGGCATGGGCGGTAAGCTTGGTATTGCTGGTGGTGCGGTAACACTACTAGGCGCAGGTATTACAAAAGCTACTGAGCCGCTAAAGATGATAGGCAGTGAAGCTTTTAATTGGGCTAAGGATTTAGATACTGCGGTAAGACAAGTATCAACATTAACTACTGACGGCATATTGCCAGTAGATAAAATCAAAAAAGAAGTTAGGGCTATATCTGACGAAACTGGTAGAGCTCAAAGCGAAGTTGCTAATGCTATGTACGAGGCGCTATCATCGGGTGTTGACGAATCCAAAGTTATAGGGTTTGTTAAGAAAAATATAACACTAAGTGAAGCAGGCTTTACTGATTTAGGAACGTCAATAGATGCTACGACTACTATCCTAAACGCTTACGGAAAAAAGGCTTTTGATGTTACTAAAATATCTGACATATTAGTTAAGACACAGGATAAAGGTAAAATTACGGTTGATGAGTTAGCGAAGTCAATAGGTCGTGTAATTCCAACGGCTGCAGCTGCAGGAGTTAATATAGACCAGTTAGGTGCTGCATATTCAATACTAACTGCTAAAGGTATGAATGCAAGAATCGCGACAACAAACTTACAGGGTATGCTAAGCGAACTATCTACGACTGGTTCTAATGCAGATAAAGTGCTTAGAATGCGTACAGGCAAGAGTTTTGCACAGCTAACAGATGAAGGTATGAATTTAGGCGAGGCTTTAAGTATAGTGCAAAAAGCGGCTGATGAATCTGGACTAACGTTAAAAGATATGTTTAGTCAAGAAACGGCAGGTAGCGCTGCATTATCGATTATGAGCGATGGCGTTAAAGGTTATACTGATGCGCTGGGAGCGATGAATAGTGCGCAGGGTGCAGCGGCTGCGAATGCTGAAAAGATGCATGGAGATGCGTACAGCTGGGACAAGGCGATGAATAAGATTAAAAATACGCTAATTGATTTAGGAAATGCTATTGCGCCTGTGATAATACCAATTGCACAAGATATATCGGGCTTGATTGCTAAATTTAAAGAATTAAGTCCAGCGACTAAAAGTTTTATTGTCAAGTTTGGTCTGATTGCTGTAGCAGCAGGACCTGTGCTGATGACTATAGGGTCTGTAATCGCAGGCGTAGGCGGATTGCTTATAGGCGGTGGCTTGCTATTAAAGAATATTACAGGCATATCAACAGGACTATCAGTATTAAAGGGTGCGTTTGGCTTACTTACAGGGCCTATGGGGCTTGTAATAGCAATTGTAGGCGGTTTAATATTTATAGGCTATATGCTGATTAAAAACTGGGACAAGATTAAAGCAGGGCTTAAGGATTTAGGTCAAGCGTTTGTAAAGGTCTTTAAAGGCATAGGCGACTTTGTGGCTGGCATATTTAACGGCATTGTAGGCGTTGTAAAGGGCGCTATTGGCTGGATTAAAGGCGCTTGGGAAGGCTTAGGTAAATTTCTTAAAAATCCAATTAAAGGCGTTGTCAATTTCGTAGGCGGTCTTTTTGGTGGCGGTAAAGCTAAGCAAACAGTACCTAGTCACGCTAAAGGCTTGGACAGCGTGCCATATAACGATTATACGGCGAACTTACATGCAGGCGAGATGATATTAACTAGAAAGGCTGCTAGCTTATATAGAGCGCTAGGCGGCAATAAAGACAGAGTGCCTATATACAATACCTATAACAACAATAACAGCCGTAGAATGTATGATAACGCGCCTGTAGTTAATATTAACGTTGATGTTAAAGGTAGTGCAGATAAGAGTACTGCTGATGATATAGCTACAAAGGTTCGTGAAGAGATAGACGAAGTCTTTAGAGAATTGCAATTACAAAGGGTGTAGGATATGAAAGTAAATACTACTAGAATAAAGTTAGAAGATATATATATGGACGCGGTAGTCAAAGAAGACTACGAGCATAGCGCAGAAACTACGGATAAGCCAGTTGAAAAGGGTCAAGATATATCGGATCATTACAAAATAAAGCCTATACGCGTTGATATATCAGGTATGATAGTCAATGATAGCGAGGAAAAATATCAAACATTAAAAGGCTACATGAAAGACGCAAAACTACTGAAATATATAGGACTAACTAGCGTTAAAAATATGGTTATTGTAAACGTAACGCGTAAATCATCATCTGAAGTTAAGGACGGCTATTATTATGACTTAGCACTGAAAGAGGTTAGAATTGCCGTTCCTGAGACTTTTGAGGTAAAGGTTAAAAATCCAGTCACTAAAAAGCAGGATAGAAAGACGGCATCAAAGGTCAAGGCACATAGCAATAAAGGCAGAAAGCAGTTAAAATCAACATTCCATACAGCTGGAGATGGCAGAGGTGGCGCGATGCCTATGTATGCTGGCGAAAAGAGGTCAACTATAATCGGTCCTGAATATCAAGTAATAAGATCAGCGGCAGGATTATCTCTTACTGATAGCCCGATTACGATTCGCGACAGAGATGAAAGAGGCTGGGCTGGTAAAAAAAGAGGCAATACAAGCTATGGAGGCGGTAGATAAATGTTTTATTTAGATATAGAAAAAGAAGCAATACCATATACTTTTGAGACTGTATTAGATAATGAGACTTTTCAATTTACTGTCAATTATAATAGCTTTGGCGATTTCTTTACTGTGGATATATACAAAAATAGCGTTCCTTTACGCTTTGGCGAAAAGGTAGTTTACGGACAGCCGCTTTTCATCAATCATATGTATATAGGCGCGCCAAGACTTTTTATAATACCATACGACACGACAGAAAAGGCTGAGCGTGTGGGTTATGATGCGATGAGTGAGGACGTGTTTTTATATGTTATCTAAAGGTTACTGGATTCAAGATATAGATGTGTTAGCAGGCGGTAAAAAGTTTTCATCGATTGGAGATAATGCACTTGATATTGACTTCGAGATAAGCTTTTCAAACGCTAAAGAGCCTGATGTTAATACTGTAACTATATACAACTTATCTGACAGCTCAATCAATATGATACGAGATCAAGCGTATATTATAGTCGCAGCTGGATATAAAGAGCTAGGCAATAAGGCGACGATAGCTGAGGGCGAGATAGAAGACATCGAAGTAAAGTTTTCTGGGCTTGATAAGGCGTGTGAGATTAAATTCACGGACGGCGGCAAGCCGTGGAGAATAAGAGAGCTGAATAAGACGTACGCTGAAAACACTAAGGCAAGCCAGATTATGCGTGATTTAGCTATTGTATTAGGCTATGAGATAGTCGAGATCACGCCAAAGGACGATGTAGTATATAGATTAGGCAAGACGATAAAAGGCTTTGCTAGCAAGAGCTTAGAGGCGTTAGCAAGGGATACTAAATCAAAGATGTTTATAAATAAAAATAGACTTGTTATTCGTGATGAAGTTAAGGCGTATAATACTGGTTTTGTTTTAAACGCAGATACTGGGCTTATAGGTTCGCCAACGCTAAACAAAAACGATTCGGGCGATAAGACGGACGAGAAAAAATACACAAAAGACAAGAAACAAAACAAAGAGGCGAAAAAGTCGTGGCATGTTGTAAGCTTATTAAATCCAAGAATTGAGACGGATTCGATAATCAAGGTGGAGTCAAAAACATTAAACGGAACTTATAGAGTAGTAAGCGGTAAACATACAAAGAATTTTAACACTGAGCTAGAGGTGGTGGAAGCGTGAAGAATATAAACGAATATTTTAATAATATGCGTGCAGATATTGACAGAATTAATATTTGCAAGATTGCTAAGGTTATAAAATTTTATCCAGAAACAAATAAGGCGGACGTGCTGCCGCTACCATCTAGCGACAATGCGATGGTTTTGAATGTGCCTGTGGCTCATGTGCGAAGTCAGGGCTTTTTTATTTATACGCCATTAAAAGCAGGCGATAAAGTGGTCTTGCTCTTTGCTGATTACGATACTGATTCAATACTGTTCGATGTAGACGATGTAGCGACTGAAAGGGCGCATGATGTATCGGACTGCGTATGTATAGGCGGATTAACGCTATTTAATGAAGAGTTAAAGGTCAAAGATAAAGAAGCGCTATGCGTGCAGTCAATTGATGGTACGTCGTCGGTAGTAGTCAAAGATAGCGGTGTTGAGGTAGAAAGTAAAGATATTAAAATAAAGGGCTCTAATATCGCTATAGAGGGCTCTAAGATTGATATATTAGGCAATATCACTCTTAATAGCTTTGCTACATACAAAGGCAGCGAAATAGCAGTCAAGGGCGATATTACTAGTGATGGGGCGGTGATTAAATAGTGTATAAGGACACGTTCTTAATGAATAATGGCGATGTGGTCGTTGATAGAGATCTAATTCTAATCGGCGGACAAGAAGAACTGCGCCAGAATATAGAAAATAGGCTTTCGGTAAATGAAGGCGAGTGGTTTTTAAATCTTGAGCTTGGGCTTAAATATGCTGACATTGAGGGTAAAGGCGTTACGGATAATGAGATCGAGTTCGCTATTCGTGAATGCTGCTTGGAAGATAGCAGAGTTAAGTCAGTAAGAGATTTTAAGATAAATAGAGATAATAAATATAGGCGTGCAGACATTGATTTTACTATAATTGATGGCGAAAATAAGCCTATGTATATGCAGGAGGTGGTAGCAATTGGATAACTTTTATAATGCTGAAAAAGGCGTTTACGGCGTTACAGACAAAGGCTTTAGGCGTAAGCTATACAGCGAAGCGGTTGAAGAGCGTATAAGCCGTGCTAGGCGTGTATTTGGTGTGAATATTGATACATCTGAGACGAGCTTTTTAGGTAAGCTAATTAGAAATGTTAGCTGGGACGAAGCTACGTGGTGGGAACACGCTGAAGACGTATATAACAGCGCGTTCGTAAATGCTGCAGATGGACAAGATTTGGATAATGTGGGTCAATATTTAACAATATCAAGGCGACCTGCTCAAAGGTCGGTCGGAATACTAACGATTGAGGGCTTAGCTGGAACTGTAATACCAAAGGGCTTTAGGGTTGCGACTGAGACTGGCAAGATATTTGAAACAGTTGAAGAAGTAACGATTATAGACAAAAAAATCGATGTAAAGGTTATATCAATCGAGCACGGCAAGGATAGCAATGTAGCATCAAAAACATTAACAAGGGTTTTAAATCCAATTGCAGGTATTACAAGCGTTACTAATATCAAAGAGACTGCAGGCGGACTTGATACTGAAACTGATAAAGAATTTAGGGAAAGATACAGAAAATCATACTCACGTGCAGGCGGTTCTACTGTACCTGCACTAACTTCAGCACTACTTGATATTGATAGCGTTATCGATGCTGAAGTGGTTGAAAATACAACGATGGAGACGGTTAATGGCATACCGCCTAAGAGCTTTGAGTGCTTTGTATTTGGCGGCAAAGAGGGCGATATTATCGATGCAATTTATAGAAATAAATCTGCTGGTATTGAAGCGCATGGAAAAATTGTCAAGGAAGTTATGGACGAAAAGGGGCGCGTGCATAAGATAGGCTATACACAGGCTGAAAGCAAAGATATATACGTTGATATTAAGCTTAAACGCGAGGAAAACTATAAAGGCGATGATGCTATAAAAAGAGCTGTAATTAATTATATTGGCGGCGTTGATAATGACAATATCACATATAAAGGACTTAAGCTAGGCGAGGCGGTAAGCTATGCGAAGCTGGTTGGGGCTATAATGTGTGGCGGTACTGTTAAAGATGCTGCTGTTACTATTAGCTATGACGGCAAAACATATAAGGCTGAAAATATCAATGTAGAGCGTAACACTATTGCACGTACTGCGATGGACAAGATAAGGATAAGCTATGTATAGAATGAAGTATAGAGAAGCGTGGGAGAGACTGCCTGAGCGCTTTAGAAAAGAAAATAACTTAAAGCTATATTATGTACTATATGGCGGTTTTGATGAGGTGTACAGAGCTTTTGACGAGATTAGAGCATCAAGGGATTTGGATAAGGCGTACGGCGAAACGCTGGATAAGATAGGTGCGAACGTTGGGCAATTTCGTTTAGATGAAGACGACGACTTATATAGACAGCTCATCAAAGTTAGAATTATAGCGAATTTATCACTGGGTAATATACCAACGATTAACAAGGTTTTATCTGTACTAACTAAAGATGTATACTTAGGACTGCGCGAGGCGTGGGATAAGACGGAGTATCAGAATGAACCTGCAAAGATCGTGGTAAATTTAAGCCGTTCTATCGAAAACTACCCAATTGAGCTGATTGAAAGGATTAAATCTGCTGGTGTAAGAGTATTGACTGAAGTATTGGCAAAAGATAAACAGAATCTTTATTTTGCAGGAGTAAGACGTAGGGCGCTGTATATGAAATATAAGCAGTATGAACCAACGGATATCAAAGGTAGTTTATATCCAAGGGTTGCTGGATATTTGGTAAATACTATAATAAAGGTGTGGCCC